ATGAATATAAAAGCCAACATAGTCAAATCCATGGGATTCGTAGGAGTAGTTAGTGCTCTAACTGCTGCTTATGCATTTACCCCAGCTAACAAAGAACCTGTAACGGTTGCAGCTCCTTTCAAAGTTGAATCAATCGACCCTGAAAATGAACAAGCAGTACTTCAAACTGCAAATGAAAAGTTCACTTTAGAAGTTGATTTTGATGCTCAGTATTCAATTGATGGCAACGGCTATCAAGCTTGGCGTGAAGTTGAAATTAACGAGATTAAAGACATTCGCGTTTATGACGAAGATGGCGAGGTCTTAGCTTACGTTGATCGTTTAGACGTAGTTGAGATTAAAGATCTTATCGAATCAGGGATTAGAGAGCGCATTTAAGCGCTCCATGGTGAATGTCATGAATGCACATCCTGAAATTATCGAAGTATCAAGACTTCAAGCTCTTATTAAAGATTCTGTAAATGCCCTGCTCCCACTTTCTAGTGAGAAAGATACAGTCATCACTGATGGCGGCAATTGGATTCACTTGCGTTATGTGGGCCGTGGCACTGAGCAGATCCAATTAGAGCTAGGTGATCAGTTTTCTATTAAGACAAAAATCGCCTACCTAAGTGAGACTTTAAAGCGGTTGACTGAAATTAGAAATGAGTTGCGAGGTGGGTGATGGAAGTTAAAAGCGTGCATTCACACCACATTCCAGCAAACAACGGTGTAGACCCAATTGACGTATTTGTTGTCTGGTATGGCGAACAAGCATTTCAAGTAACTATCCGTTGTTGGGATTGCGCTTGGACTGCTTATCGAGGTAGTTGCGGGTTCAAGACAATTGAAGAGTACTTTTTGGAGCAATGGTACAACCAAGAATGTCATGAACATGTGGTTCAACTTTTCACTACCACATCAAGACATACAACCCAAAGAGAAGAAAAGTGGTTGTTCAAAGTTGTCAGAAGTATGTGCCAACACTTCAAAAAGTTAGCAGAAAAGAATTAGGAGAAGATTATGAATGCGCCAGCAAATGGAACACTTATTACTACACAGATTGCAAACGTTGCTGAAACTCTTGGCTTGGTAAATGTTAATCCACAAGAGTTAAAGGAGACGCTGATTCAAACAGCTTTCCGCACTGAAACACCTGCAACTGATGCACAAATGGCTTCTCTTTTGATTGTTGCTGGTCAATACAAGCTCAACCCATGGACTAAAGAAATCTACGCTTTTCCAGATAAAAACAAAGGGATTATTCCAGTTGTTGGCGTAGATGGCTGGTCTCGAATCATTAACGGAAACTCTAATTTCAACGGTATGGAATTTAAGTTTTCAGAAAATATGGTTCAGATGGAAGGCGCAAAAGTTGCTGCACCTGAATGGGTTGAATGCATTATCTATCGTAAAGACCGTGACCACCCTACTGTTGTTCGTGAATATTTGGCTGAGTGTTATCGCGCACCATTCAAGTCTAAAACTGGATATGTTGTTGAAGGACCATGGCAGAGTCACCCTTCTCGCTTCTTGCGCCACAAGGCAACTATTCAATGTGCTCGTTTGGCTTTTGGTTTTGTTGGTATTCATGATCAAGATGAAGCGGAACGTATTGCTGAAAGTGGACAACCTATTAAGGATGTGACTAGTGAAGTGCCAGAAGGCTACCAAGCCTTTGAAGATGAGCATTTGCCTACACTCAAATCAGAAGCTCAATACGGCACTGAACGCTTGCAAGCTGCTTATGTGGCAATTCCAAAGGGAAATCTTAAAAAGCACCTTTGGGAAGTTCACTCAATTAGCTTAAAAGAAATTGCTCAGTTTGCTGATCAAGCTTTACAGCGCCAAGGAGAAACCTATGAACATTCTCCAGCGTAGTGAAGATTGGCATTCAGAACGATGTGGCAAAGTCACAGCAAGCCGTGTAAAGGATTTAAATGCAAAGCCTAATAAAGGCAAAGCTTTAAATGCATTGGGTTTAACTATTCTAGCTGAGCGCCTCACTGGCGTTCAGAAGGAAATCCCAACTAATTCAGTAATGCAATGGGGTATCGACAACGAGCCTCATGCAATAGCAGCTTATGAAAATGAGACGGGTAACTTTGTAGTTGGTATGGGTTTAATTGACCATCCTTTCATTGAAATGTTTGGGGCTTCACCAGATGGACTTGTTAATGAAGATGGGCAAATAGAAGTTAAGTGTCCAGACACTACAACGCATTTGAATACCCTTCTGACTAAGCAAGTACCAGATGAGCACATCCCTCAAATCACTAGTCAGTTGGCTTGTACTCGTCGTGAATGGTGTGACTTTGTGAGCTATGACCCACGTCTACCAGAAGGATTACAAATCATCATTATCCGCGTCTTTGCTAAAGACTTGGCGATAGAAGCATTAGAGCAAGATGTTCGCAAGTTCAACAAAGCTATAGATGACGCAATTAAAACATTGAAGGTGGCAGCATGAACGACTTAGAAATAAATGGATATAAGATTTTTACAAATCCTGATGAAGCTGTTTATGCAGCCAAATCAAAAGAAGATGTCTACAACTATTTCGTTGAAAACTATGGTCCTACTGAAGAATGCCAAGGTGAAACAAAAGAACAGTTTATTAATAACTTGAATGAGGTTGAGCTTGAAAGTGACTGTGCTCAGCGAAACAGAGAGTGGATTAATGAAGATACAGGGATGATTTCAACATCATCCTACTATCAAGAATATAAACATGTTGCTTCCAAAGATGAAGGAACTGAAGTAATCGCATTTTTAGTTTGGTGAGGTGGCAGCATGACAGATTTGAATAAGGAAAGAGAGGCTTTTGAAAGATTCCATGCCAAAGAATGCAATTGCAGTTATGGAGATTTAAAGCGCCAACTTGATCGTCAAGAGGCACTAACAGGACACAGATATTTACCAACTAGTCCTCGTCATGAAGCTTGGTTGATTTGGGATGCCGCATGGAATGACGCCAGTGCTCAGGCGGTGCCAAATGAAATCATTAATAAAATTCAATCTTGGGTAGCGGTTAAATCATTCGCTGTAGAAGATGCTCATCCAGATTTGCCAATCATTGACGCTAATGAATTGGCTGAATTTATCGAGCAATTAGTTAAAAGCGAATCGGGAGCTGAGGGATGAGTGAAGTAAAAGCACCTGATTGGTGGGGTCGACATAAGTTTTACTCAGAAGAAGATGCTTCGATTGAAATTGTAAATGATACGCCCTACTCGACTGAAGATGCTATAAAGTTTGTGGAATCTCTTGGCTATGAAGTTAGAGGTGGATACAACAATGTTAGCTTTGATTCAATGATGGGTGATTGGCGAGGTTCAATCGATGTAGTAGTTAAAGCGGAAAGTAAGGATGGGTGAAATGTCTAAGTTAGATCAAATGTCAGAACAGGAAAAAAAGGAGCTTTTAGAAGAATTCCTAGAAGCCCCATTAGAAAAGAGTTTTGGTCAGGAAGCGGTAGCATTGTTTTTGAAATGCTCTACTCATACTTTGCAAGCTATGCGTTGTAATGGTAGCAGCCTTCCTTACTCAAAAGTCGGCAGATGTGTTGCCTATCAAAAGGCAGATGTGCTGGCATATCAAGCTTCAAAGAAAGTATTTAATACGGCTCAACTGGCAAGAGCTAGTTAGTCAAAGGGATTAAGTTCGCCACGATAAACGGCTTCAATGTCATTCATGGCCTTGCGAAGCTTTTTAATCGATACCTGAACGTAATTACCAGTGACATCATCACGAGCGCCGGATCTATGATTGAGAAGGCGCTTAATTGTATATTGACCATAGTCAAGATTATTGCAGATAGTAGCAAATGTTCTTCTTAGGTCGTGTAGTGAAATCTTAATACCAGTTTGTCTCTCTACATAGTCAAGAACGCCATCAGGAGTAGAGATATAACCCCCACCATTGCCCTTTCTAGAAGATCCAGCAAATACATAATCACCTTTCCGGTTTTTATATCGCTCTTTCAAAATTGCCCACAATTGATCACCCATAGGCAACAAATGATCATCTCCATTTTTTGGGTCCTTGAATACAAAGGTGCCTTTTTCAATGTCAACTTCTGACCATTTTAAGGTCTGACCTTCATCCCGACGGCAGCCAGTAAACATGACACATAAAACAAGGTCTCTAGTTGAATTAGTAAATTCGGTTAGTCTTATAGAATCCTCGCCACGATACTCCATTACTGCCTTGTAAAATACAGGGATTTGATCTTCATCTAGATGGCGTGATCTTGGTTTAATCTTATTCCAGCCCCTTTTAGCAGGGATAATATCTACAGGATTGGTTTTTAATATTGGATTTTGTTCAGTAGAATAGTGAATCTTTGCAAATGTCCAAATTGAGCCAAACATCTTTAGAGATAGGTTGGCTTGCGATTCGCTATACTCAGAAAGCTTTAAAAACTTTTCAAATACTTCATCTTTGGAAATTTCGAAAATATCTTTATCTTTCCAGTCAAAGAGAAAAGTTCGAAAACAATGATTATATGTATTAATAGATAACTGCTTAAGCTTCTTATGTTTTAAGTAAAGCTCAAAAGCTTCTTGAAAGGTTGGGCTATTTTTTGCAGGTTCACTTTTAACTTTATATTTACCTGTGGCAATTTCGGCCAGAAGTACTTGGGCTTGCTTTCTTGCTTCTGCTACTGAAAACTCATTTGTTTTACCAATTGTGATTCGATACAACTTGCCTTCATTGCGTCTCTCTACAATAAAAACCTTACTTTTTGTTGTAGCCCGAACAGCAAAGCCAATCAGGTCAGAATCTCGATAAATCTTTTGACCAGACTCGGTCAAAGGGATAGCATCTACATTTGTTTTATTAAGCTTCAT